TTCCGGTCCCGGACTTTCCGTACCACACCGGACCCAAACCAGAATCATCGAACACCCACACGTTCGGTGTCGCCAGCGTGACAGCCGTAAGAATCGTCGTGGTTCCACCAAGCTGATACCACTTGCTATCGGTAATGACGATTCCGCCAGCCGGTTTACCGTAGGTCGCGGCATACTCAATGGCCTCATCAAGACCAAAAGTGCCACTCGTAACGCGGTCTCCGGTTCCATGTTGGTATGTGAACGATCCGGTAAATGAACAAGACTGGTAAACCTGCGGGGTCGAACAACTTACCGCACTCGGCGTAATGGTTTCCTGATTTGCCCCTATACCCACAGTGACACGTATGCCAGCCAAAAGCGGAGCAATCACAGTTCCATCCGATAGAGTCACATTCCCGTATGCAACGGTCAACGTGGCGGTTCCGGTCGATGAAGGACCGTTAGCCAGGTCAACCTGAAGCGCCGGAGTGTTGTTGTAGCCATACGCAAAATTGACGGCGCGAATCTGGCCAGCGAACTTTGTAGGGTTGTCCTGGGCAAACGCTGCTCCGCCAACCAACCCGGCTACAGCGATCAAAACGAGCGTGCGAAACAGCTTCATGGTGTTCTCCAAGGGCAGATTGCCCACTTAGTAAAGGCTCTGGTTTTCTTCCGGCTCTTCGCCACTGTCGTTCTTGCCTTCCCGAGCTTCTTCGTCAAAGAATTTGTCCAGACGAGGTTTCAGTTCGGCAATATTCTCGGCGTCGTGCGATCCCTGCTCGGGGTCATGCGTACCGTCTTCCTTGATGCCATGCGACTTGTATGCATAGCCATCGTGCGAGACGATCATGTGCTTGGAACCGGGTTCAGCCGCGTGCAACGCCTCGGCTGCAGCGTGCATATGGTCGCCTTCAGGCTGCTCGCCGGTTTCGACGTTGGCGGGAGCTTTCGGCGCTTCAGGTTCAGGACGGCGGGGATTGCGAAGGCGTGAAAGTGATTTAGCCATTGGGATGCTCTTCTTTCTGGTTCAACGCCGGATGATTCTCAACGGCGACCAGGCGGTCATGGATGGATTGAAGGGTGATAGGCTGCTTTTCGGGATGAAGGCTGGCCGCGCGTTCCTGGGCGGTCGCATCTAACGCTGCTTGCTGTTCAGGTGTCATTGCTCCTCCTGTGGTTCACTTGCCTTTTCAAGGGCCTCGCGCGCCTGACGCCAGTTTACACGCTGAGGTCTCGGTACAATCTTCGGCTTTGCCGATTCAGTTGTCAAATTTTTTTGTAAGGTAATGGCCAGATCCTCGCTCAGCTTATCGATGCGCTCACGTTGCGCCAGAATCGCCTTAGCCAAACGCAAATTTTCGTTTTCCAGTGTATCAATCCCAAGCCAACGCTTTATCGCACCGACCATCTCGACCTCCGTACGGACTTCTTTCGCTCATCGCTCGAAAACTTACGCATTGCCATCGCCAATTCAGTCATTTGCTCGGCGGTCGGTGTGGCGTCTGGCTCGACGATCTGCGCAGCAACCTCCGCACGCCTTACCTCGACCGGAACTTTGCTCGTTCCAAGCATATCCTGCAATCCATACCTCAAGCAATTGTGAACCAGTATCCCATTGGCGAAAAACTCGTGTATTCCTTCAACTTCTAAATCATACACTTCGGCTTTTCCTGCGGATTGAAGACGTATAAGACCCACTGCATTCTCGCCCGCAGAATCGAATTTTATCGTATCGATTGGCTGTAAACAGTTTTCCGCATAGTTCACAATGTTTGGCGACAGTATCGGTTCCTGATGCCCTGCGCCACTTGGATTTACATTTTGGGCTACAAAATCTCGACCACACGATTCCTCGAAACTCGGTTCCACACTGTTCGCACGTTTTGAGATGCCGTCGAAGAGTCTTTCCTTTCGCATGGATGCTATGCCAATCGCGTCCTGCCTCTGATGAATGCCATTCTTTAGCCAGTTCAACCATCTTCGCCATATGCTCAGGATTTTTTCTCCCGAGCTGATGCCCTGCGAGATGTTCTTTTCTCGGAAGAGCCTCAAGATTTTCAAGAGAATTGTTTGTCCTGTCTCCGTTTTTATGGTGTACTTGCCATCCTGGCGGAATGCGACCATTAGTTGCTGCCCAGATGTCGCGGTGGAGAAAACGCTTGGTGGCTCGGTAATAACCGGATGGAAGCTGCGTGTATTTCCGTCCCTGAAAGTATAGAAATTGCATACGGTTAGTGTGTCACCATATCGCAGTTCATCCAATGGTAAAAACCCATCTTGTGTCAAAAATCTATGCTCAGCAGTGCACCTAATCACGCGGCCATCCGAGAACGTCGCATCAACTACCACTGCGCTCTTGCTGGATTTCCACGCATGTAGAACTGTACGTAATCCGCTCCTAGTCCATACGCGCTCTCCTGCCTTAATCTGAGAGATTGCCTTTGGACCATATTCAGTAAGAATCTGAGTATTCCCTACAAAGCAATCACCAACATCATCATACAGGTGATCCGTCTTGAGAATATCTTCGCCGCCCTTGTCTGAATCGTACTCAAGCGCCGGGATTGCCGCGATTGCCTCTGGGCACATGTCCGAGATGAACCACGTGTCGGACTGAATCAACGAGTACATAAACCGCCAGCCTGGCACACGTGAGCCGGGCTCCATGTTCGACGGTTGAGGATCTGGAAACGATTTTGCACCTTGCTTCAGCAACTCCGCCGGTGTGTGCTGGCTGTTTTTCTTTCCAAAGGCGTCCGCCGACAGAATCCACGCCTTGAGCTTCTGCTTTCCGTTCATGGACTGGATTTCTTGGCCAAGCTCAATCTCACTTTGGTCATCATCCGCCAGTGTTGCAATCTTTTCGCGGAACGTGAACACGCATCGCCGGGGCGCATCCCAATCCCTGCCCAACAGCTTTGCTTGCTCAGGACTCACGAACCCCACAGCGTGCCAGTAAACCGGGCTGGCATGCTTGAATCCCCAGTCTTGTCCAATCCAGTGCGACCACCAGGGCTGCACTATCTGCATCACTATCGCGTGCGGAACCTTGCGCTCTGACTCCTCGAAATTGATGAAATATTGGCCTTCAGGTATGGTCCAGTCGCCATCCAGCAATGCCCTACGCTTTTTCTCAGGCAAACCCTTCAGCGCTTCGCGGTACTCGGGGCCAAGGTGCGGGTTGTCTTCGAGCAGCGCCGGAACAAAATGGAACTCGTGCGCAATGTGCTTTAGCTCTGGCGGAAATTTGTGATCCGGCCACAAAGACTTTACCCACTGAAGGCCGATACCGCTCGGGTTGGTTGCCGCCAGAAAGCATGGCCGCTCGATGCCTGGGGTACGCAGCCGGAACAAAACCAAATCCTCAAACACATCCCGCTTGTTCTCTGTCAGCTCCTCAACGGCGATGTCACAGAACTCAGCCGACTTGTACGAGTTGGGGTCTTGCAGGTTGCGCAGCGCAATGCGTCCACCTCCGTACTCTTCCTTAATGAAAAAACAAAGTCCTTCCTTTTCAGTTCTTTGCGTTTTGCCGAGCCACTCAGGAAACTCGCGCTCGATCTTGCTTATCTGCCGATCCTGTAGGGTAGGGTAATCAACAGAGAACAGCCCGACAGTAAGCCCTTTGATGCCAGTATCGGCGTACCGCTTAAGCAGTTGCCTCAGACACCACCAGCGCAGCAGGTAGCTTTTGCCGCCACCCGCCGCGCCGCCGTACAGAACAAATCTATATTTATCAGTTGCCTGTATGCACTCTAGCTGTTTTGGCGTAGGGTGCATCAGGTCGTCGAACAGGTCGAAATCTTGCGTTGCCGCCATCTACCGGGAAATCCAGATCGTGCCCGCCGTGATTGCCGCACCGGCCTTGAGCGCATAGTTGAGCCCGCTCGGCGCGAACAGCGTGGACACCTGGCCGTTAGCTATTGTCACGGCGTTGCCCGCCTCATTGTAGACTGGCAAAAAATCCGTCGACGTAAGATCGGGAGACGCCACCAAACTCACAGACTGGCCGCAATTGTTGTAAATGGCCAGCATGATGTTGGTGGGCTCGGGGATCACGTTGATGGCCATCGTGAGAGCGCCATTGGCAAGATTTTCGGCGTTAAGTACGGCTACGCGTTCGCCGTTGGTTAGGCTGATAGGGGTTTGTGCTGCTCCGAATGTTGGCATTGGATCACCTCGCAAAAATCATACCACCTATTACCAATCAGTAAACCTTTGCTCAAAATCTCAAAAAGTATCAGCCCGGTGATTTTCGACACTTTTTGACGATTTAAAAGACTTAGCTATTGTCAAAATGGTAAACTTTGCGATTAAAACCGCAATCACCGCACAATCACCCGCTTGATTGCCACTTCGCCGGAGTGCTCCACATCGATTTTGTCGCCGTATTTCTTTGGGCTCCGCTTGCCGGCCAGCCATTTCTTCGCGTCAATCCGCGTCCGCTGCCAGTTTGCCCAGCCAGGATCGATCCCATATTTGCCGCGCTCTGGCTCCGCGTCGGCAATCGCATCTATCTCGTATAAATCGAGATCGGACCTAATTAGTAACGCGCGCGCGTACTGTTTGCCGAATCTGGGAGAGTTGTCAGCGTGATCAATAATGCAGCTCGCGCTAAACCCATTATCTCTGCCGATTTGGCGTAATGTAGCGCCGTCCTGTATTGCCTCGATCACAGAGGTCTCTAACGTTGGAGTCCATTTAATCCGCATCTATCGCCCCCAATGATCGTGCAGGTTGAGTATAAACGAGACCAGGAGCAGACAAATAGCCAATAGTGCGCTCAATATCAGCCAATCTAGCCAAGTACCCATGCTCCGATTATATCTCCCCGTACAAAAAGCTGTGCAAAACTTGTGCATCTAGTGCAATATCGCACCAAGTCACTATCGCATGTTGCTGATTTTATAATGTATACAACTATTTTATCGCTAATTGACGATTTTGCTTGCAATTGCTGATAATAGTGGTAAGGTAGATACATAAGCAAGTGAAGGGTGGCCCACCGTAGAGGCCAGAGGAGCTATCAGATGAACAAACGGACACTAGAAGCGATCGCAAAGCGTTTCCATCTACGGTTATCCGAAACGCGGGAACAAGGTAAACGGGTGTTTGGATTGCACGGATTTTTGAGCAACATCGAAGAAGCCGAGCGCGAAATCAAAGGCTACTACATTCAACAAGCGGATACTGGTCACTACCTCTATTCATACCGTGCGAAGTGGAACTAGCCACCGTTAACCAGAAGCAATACCGGCCAACGGCCAGAAAGAAATAGCAATGCGTTATTCCATACTGGTTTTCAAAGGCTCGGAACCCATCGGCGAGTTCCCCTACAGCACGCGGGACGATAG